CAGTTTATCGGCGGTGCGCCGGTGACGGTCTACCGTGAGTTGCGCCGCCTCGCTGATACCGAGACCGCACACGGCCTGAGCGTTGAGTTTGCGGCCGTCCATGATGCCGCTGACGCCGGTGACTGGGCTGGTTACGTTAATGCGCAGGGTGGCCCGTTTGTCCGTCGCGATGATTTGCAGGTGCGCACGTTGTATGAACCGCGCGCCGAGTTTAATCAGTATGGTGAAGAAACCGTCTGCATCCGTGGCGTGTACGACTCCGCTATCGGTGCTGGCACCCCAATTTTAACCCGGCTCACGCAGTGGAAAATTGTGCCGAAGCGTGCCGTTGATTTGGCCGTTGACGTTAAGGGCGCTCCTGCGCCCTCTCGGAGTTCTGTCAATAACTGTACGGGAAGCGAAAGCGATCCACCGATACTGGATTTATCAAAACCACTCAGTAGGCGTGAAAGACGAGAGCTGACGAACCGACTCAGAAATCAAAAGCCAGCAATACGGCGAAAATTCATTCACGGAACTGATGAGCAATATGCAGCTATAGCAAAAACCATCGACGAGATACACCTGACAACCGGCACTATCATCAGCCGGGGTGAAGCCCTGCACCTGATGTCAGGTGGTAAAAGTTGCTTTAACGGAAAATGGTTGCGCGGAACGGGCAAAGGAGAGGTATTTTCAGCAGCGCCATCGCATCAGGCTCAAGCCCGTAAAATCCTCAGTCGTGTTGCGGCTTTAGCCGGGGGGATAAAGGGAAATGCAAGGTAATGTTCATCCATATCATGTACATACAGTGTATGACGCTGCAATTTTTCTTCACACCTTTTGCCAATTCGTGCTACTGTATGTTTATACAGTATCTCGCAGAGGAGGATGTGTGAACAGAGAACTAAATGAACACGTTATGATTGAGCGGGTTGAGATGATTGCACGGCTAACAGCTGAGGGTGCATGTCAGGAAAAAGACCGTGAAATCGCGCTAAATTTGATTGCGGAGATAGCAAGAGGGAATTTGATAAAAAACGATTCATTCTCTGTGGTTTTCTCTGCCGAGCCTGTCGGCAAAAAATTAAAAAAAGAACACGAAGTGAGAATCAACATTACGTTAGATAAAGACCAGAAAATCGAACAGTCATTGATTGATGCTTTCCAGAGCGAACTAACCAGAAGAGTTGCAACTATCTTTCCTTCAACGCGCGTGTTTGTAAGGAAAGGGTCTATTACAGGAGTTGAACTAACGGGCGTTGAAAATGATTCAGACCGTGAGCGGCTTGATAACATTTTGCAAGAGGTATGGGAGGATGAAAGCTGGAGGTAGCCCGTAAAGATACGATTTTGACCCCATGTTTGATAGCATGGGGTTGTTTTTTATGGGATTACACACAAAAGGATAGTTATGAGCAGCCTGATTTCTTTAGTAGCCTTTGTTCTATTTGTAGGTTTTATCATCGGTCTGATTAAGCCTTCTTTGGTAAAAATGCCAAATCGTAAGCGTTCCAGTGCGATCTTCTTGGGTGGATTTCTGGCGCTTGTCGTTGTTAGCGCTGTTTTAGGGGGAACGGAAGATAGTCAGCACGTAGCAAAAAATGATTCTACGAATGTTCCTGTTGAACCGGTCAAAAAAGTCTTTAAGTACGGTGATAAGTCCCTCAAAGAATACCGAAACGAGCTTAAAGAGACGCGACATAAAATCGTTGCCAATTATGTCGAGTTCAAGGGGTTACCGGCCAGCGCCAATGATGCGTTTTATGCTTGCATGAGTGAGTTTACATTCTCGAAAGATGGCGAGTTACAACTAAATCAAGTTTTGGGATGGTGCTTTAATGACTACGAAAGAGATCCAGAATCCCTAAACAGTAAAATCAATCTCGATACTTTTCAGGGGAATTTTAGCGGTTGGGATGGTTCATATCGACCGTTGGAAAAGGTTATAAAAGCCAGCATGAATGATGATTCCTCCTACAAGCATGTTTCAACGGTCTACCATCTTATTTTGAATAAAGACCCGCATGCCATTGTTAAAACAACGTTTCGTGGCACCAATGCTTATGGTGGGGTGGTCAAACAGACTGTAGCGGCTCGCGTTAACGTGCGAACGGGTGAGGTCGATTCGATACTCGACAATTAAGCAACAAAATGACAAACGCCACCGGTGCTGAAACTTGTTTTCAGTGCCGGTGGTGTTGAACAACGAGCCCGGCGAGGCGTTAGCGTTTACCACGGATATCTGCTAAAAGACTGTATGCATATACAGTATTTTTGTGGGGGTTATATGGGCGTCAAAGACTCGAAATTTCAGGTTGTCTATCGTGGTGAGGTTTTAGAGCACTTTAAGCCGGGCGGGTTGGTATTCTTTCAGCGACCCAAAGAGTGCGGCGGTGGGTACTGGTTAGGACGCACATATCACGATGTTTTCATGATTGAATATGAGCGGCCGGTATCGCTAAACGAGGGAATGCAATATCTGCTCTTAATGGATGAGGTCGGGTCGAAAAGTGACGAATTTATAACGAATTTTTCGCTGTTTTAGCGGCGCATGCATCAGGTGCATGAGTTTGCATTCGTTTTTAACTCCAGTTTTTGCCAGCCAGCGCCAGTGCCGGTGCGGCTCGGGGCTCATGATGCACTTGCATTAAAAGCGCCCCGCTAAGCGCGCAGGCGAGGCGGGGATAGCACTGCGCGCCAGACGTGGTGACAGGATTTATTTTACGCGTCTGTGCGCGTCGTGGTGGCGCGCTGTTATGTGCGGTCGGTTAATGAGGTGCTGGCGTGGTTGCGTCGCGTGTGCGGTGTCTGGCTGGCTCTGAGAGGATGCCGCCCGGAGGCGGCATTCTGACGGGGGATTACTCGGTTTCGATGTTGTAATCCTTAAAGCGGATCACCTCTAAACCGAGCCATTCATTGATTTCCTTGAAACGCTCCTGCAATGGCGTCAGCTCGTTACGCACAAACACCCGCGCCACCTTCTCGATATCGCCCATAGAGCCGATATTCTCGGGCTTGCCGCCCATAAGCTGGAACGGTACGCGGTGCGCATCGAGCAGGTCGGCGGCGCTCACCTTTTTGATGTTGAAAAAATCATCCTTCGTGGCGACTTCACTCAGCGGCACAATCTTGATGCCGTCCGGTTTCCCGTTCGGGGCATAGAAAAACAGGTTTTTGAAATTACCGAGCCCTTTCGAGTCGCGCATCGCGGAGCGCAACGCCTCGACGTCTGTGCTGCTCTGCGCCGCGTCGGTGACGTACATGATGTAACCCGCGTGCGCGCCGTTCTGGTAATACTTGCGACGAAACAGTGTGGCGGATTCATTCAGCCAGGCAGAATTAAGCGCGCTCAGGTATTCCGGCATCCCGTACAGCTCCTGATTGATGTCGGGCTCAAGCAGATGACAGACTGAGCCGGGGGCGAACTGGTGCGGGTGCGTGAAGTCTGACACGTACCAGTAAACCCCATCCTCGACACCCCGGCGGGTGTATTTGGCCGGAGAGGTTTCAAGCTTCATGAGCTGGCCGGTCACGCTCATGCGCTTCTCAAGATAGCCGTTAGCAAACACCAGATAATCGAGCACAAGGCGGCTGAAATCCTGACGTGACAGCAATGGGTGCGGGATGTAGGTGCTCGTCAGGATGTTACGCTTCACGTAAATCGGGGAGCTGTGATGCACGGCGGCGCGCAGGCTTTTCGCCAGCCCGGAGAAGTTGACCGGTGGCTCGTACCATTTGCCGTTATTGATGCACTCGACATAGTCGAGGATATCGCGGCGATCCAGAACGGGTGACGGCTCGCCAAAGGTGAACGCCTCCATTTTCTGCGGTGCGCTGGCGGTCATGTTGGTCTGTTTTGGCTGTTTCTTTTGGCGTTTTTTCATCTTAGTTGATATCCAGAATCGAGGTTGAATGCATACCGCTACCGGCGGAAAGTGGCTCGTTTAACAGGGCGTGCATGGTTGCCCACGCGATATCCGCGTGGCTGGCTTCCTCACTGCGGCTGGCTTCATAGGTGGCACTGCGGCCACTGCTGGTCATGGTTTTGCGTATAGCCATGAATGACTGCGTGATGTCGGTCGCACCGGCGTCATACTCCAGACACCCGCGTCGGATGGTGTCTTTCGCTTTCAGCACCATTGCGGTTTTCATTTCCGGCGTGTAGCGGATGGCGCGCGCTGCCGGGAAGAATGAGCGCACGAGCTGGTAAACCCCCTGGCCGATGCCGGTCGCATCGATGCCGATATAGTCGACCGTGTATTTCTCAGTCAGCGCACGGATGGCCTCGGCCTGCGCGGCAAAATCCATGCCTTTCCACTGGTGACGCTCAAGGATGCGGAACTTGCCACCGGCTACAAGTGGCGGAGCCAGTACCGCACAGCCTGCGCTGTCGCCGGTGTGTGACGGGTCGTAGCCAATCCATACCGGGCGCCAGTTAAACGGACGGTCGGCAAACGGCTCGAAGTCCTCCCATTCTTCCATCGCATCGACCATGCAACGCTGGAGCTCCTCGAACGGGAATACCGACGCCTTATCGTCGACGAACTCGCACATAAACAGGTTACGGAAGTCATCCGCGCTGTTTTCCTGTCTGAGCTGGTCGAGGTTAAACAGGGTGCAGCCACCGGCGAGCGCGTCCTCAATGGTGACAATCTGCCGCCACTGGCCGTCCCCGCATAACATGCCCCCGGCAAGCGCCTGATGACTGATATCGATGTCGACACGTTCGTCGCGGTTACTGCGTCCCCGGTTAAACAGCTCGCCTGACCAGAACGGATAAGCGCCGTGTGCCAGCGTCGACGGCGTTGAAAAATATGTGGTGCGCAGGTGCGATTGCGAGGCCATGCCCGAGGCGACTTTGCGCAGCTTCTGGAAATTGGGGATCCAGAAAATCTCATCGACGTACAGGTCGCCGTTGTGGCTCTGCGCGGTGTTAGAGTTGGTCCCGAGGAAAATCAGCTCTGCGCCGTTGTTGCCGATGACAATCGGGTCGCCTGACAGGTCGACGTCGACCAGACGCGCAAAGGCGATGATGTACTTACGGAAAACGTAAGCCTGCGTTTTACTGGCGGATAAAAAAATCTGGTTTTGCCCGGTCTTAAGGGCGCGCAGAAGCGCCTCACGCGCAAAGTAAAACGTTGCGCCAATCTGGCGCGATTTGAGGATATGGCGGATGCGGTGCTCTAACCCGGCTTTATGCCACATGAGCTGATACTCAAACGACTGGTCAAAGAAAATCTCTTCCAGCTTTTCAATCGCTTCTTCACTGAAGAAATTACGTTTCGGCTTTTTGCGATCACCTCTGTTGCGGCTTGCAATGTTGGGGTTTAAATCCACCTCGTTTCCGGTCTTGCCGTAGCGGTTCACGCGCGCGAGGCGCTCCATCTGGCGCGACAGAAAATCAGCGACCTTAAAGTCGTGCGGCGTCAGGTCGGGCTTGGCGTAAAGCTGGATGAGGCGCGCCTCTAACGTCGACTCAACGCGGTTAATCGGCGCGGTTTCCTCCCATCCATCACGCTGTTTCCAGCTCTGCACCGTGGGGCGCTTGAGTTGCAGCATGTCGCAGATTTGCGGCACGGCGAACCCCTGCCAGTACAACAGCCGCGCCTGTCGTCGTGGGTCATTGAGTAATGAAAGGTCAGTTGAAATGGTCATGCTTACCTCGTTTTGATGTTACGAGGCAAGGCTAAGGAAATGACCGTGCTTAATCGCTAAACCCCTGTTGTGTCAGGGATTGCACTTCCGCAACAGGTGGCTGATGAGGGGCTGAGTCGGGAAACTAACCCCGACCCGAAAACCCAACATCAGGACACCTGAACAATGGCAAAGAAAGTTTCTAAATGGTTTCGCATCGGCGTCGAGGGTGACACCTGCGATGGCCGCGTCATCAGTGCTGATGACATTCAGGAAATGGCCGACACGTTCGACCCGCGCGTCTACGGTTGCCGCATTAACCTCGAACATATCAAAAGCCTCATCCCTGACAGCCCCTTTAAGCGCTATGGCGATGTGACCGCGCTTAAAGCGGAGATTATCAGCGATGACTCTGCGCTCAATGGCAAAAAGGCGCTGTTTGCCAAAATTGCCCCGCTCGATGAGCTGGTCAGTATGGTACGTGCCGGGCAGAAGGTTTACACCTCAATGGAGATCCGCCCGAATTTCTCTAACAGCGGCAAATGCTATCTCATCGGGCTCGCCGTCACCGATGACCCGGCAAGCCTCGGCACCGAATACCTTGAATTCTGTAGCCGCGCCACACAAAACCCGCTCGCCGGTAAAAAAGACCAGCCGGGCGATCTCTTCTCTGTGGCCTCACTGGCTGAGCTGGAATTTGAGGACGTTCCCGACACCATGCTCAACAGCCTGACCGACAAGGTTAAGGCTATTTTCAGCCGCAAACAGGCCAGCGATGACGCCCGTCTTGCAGATGTGCATGAGGCTGTGACAACCGTTACCGAGCTGGTGCAAACCAACCTCACCGCCACCGACCAGCGCGTCACCGAGCTTGAGACCGAACTGGCGCAGCTTAAGCAGGACGTGACCAGCAAGGCCGAAGAAAGCGCGCAGGCGTTTAACGACCTCAAAAACTCCCTCGATAACACCGAAAGCCAGCGCCAGCCGCGCCGCGAGCTTTCAAAAGGTGGTACGGGCGACGAGCTGCTGACCAACTGCTGATAACCCGCCGGGCGCGCTGCCCGGCCTGATACCTATCATCCGAACAGGAAAAACCATGCGTAAACAAACCCGCTTTAAATTCAATGCCTACCTGACCCGCGTCGCGGAGCTGAACGACATTTCCACCGATGACGTGGCGAAGAAATTCACCGTCGAGCCGTCGGTCACGCAAACCATGATGGACACCGTGCAGGAATCGTCCTCATTCCTGACGAAAATCAACATCGTGCCGGTCGACGAGCTGAAAGGCGAAAAGGTCGGTGTGGGTGTTAACGGCACAATCGCGAGTACCGCCGATACTGACGGCGATGGCGAGCGTGAAACCGCTGATTTTACTGCGCTGGAGTCCAACAAATACGAGTGCGCGCAGATTAACTTTGACTTCCATATCCGCTATAAGCAGCTCGACCTGTGGGCGCGATTCCAGGACTTCCAGACCCGTATCCGTAACGCCATTATCAAGCGTCAGGCGCTCGATTTCATCATGGCCGGTTTCAACGGCATTGAGCGTGCCGCCAAATCTGACCGCAAAAAAAATCCGATGCTTCAGGATGTGGCCGTGGGCTGGTTGCAGAAGTACCGCAATGAAGCGCCAGCGCGCGTGATGTCAAAAATCACCGACGAGGACGGCGCGGTCATTTCCGATGTGATCCGCGTGGGTAAAAACGGCGACTATGCGAACCTCGACGCGCTGGTCATGGATGCCACCGGCAACCTGATTGATGAGATTTATCAGGATGACCCGGAGCTGGTTGTCATCACCGGTCGCAAGCTGATGGCGGATAAATACTTCCCTATCGTCAATAAAGACCAGGACAACAGCGAGTCGCTGGCCGCTGACATCATCATCAGCCAGAAGCGAATCGGCAACCTGCCTGCCGTGCGCGTGCCTTACTTCCCGGCGAATGCCCTGATGGTGACGCGTCTCGATAACCTGTCTATCTACTTCATGGATGACGCGCATCGCCGCAGCATCATCGAAAACCCGAAGAAAGACCGCATCGAGAACTACGAGTCAATGAATACCGACTACGTGGTCGAGGCATACGCTGCCGGTTGCCTGATTGAAAATATCAAGCTCGGTGAGTTTGCCGCGCCTGCTGCACCGGAAAGCGCTTCCGCTCCAGTAGATAACGAAGGCGGAGAGTAAACCATGACGAGTCCCGCAGCGCGTCACATGATGCGGGTCTCGGCCTCTGAAACAGCGCGGCGGGCTGCTGTCCCGCTGCGCAATGCAACTGCCTATGAGCAGATGCTCGTTAAGCTGGCCGCAGACAACCGCACGCTAAAACAAATCCGATCCAATGAGCGAAAGGCAGATAAAAAGCGTGAGCTGCTGCCGTTCTATCTGCCATGGGTGGCTGGCGTCCTCGCACACGGCAAGGGCGCGCAGGATGACATCGTCATGACGGTCATGCTGTGGCGTCTCGATGCTGACGATATCGCCGGGGCGCTGGAAATTGCCCGTTACGCCATGACCTATGGCCTGACCATGCCGACCGGTCGACGTCCGACGCCTTACCTGCTGGCCGAAGAGGTGGCACTGGCCGCGCAGCGCCTGCTCGCTGCAAAACAGCCGGTCGAACTGGCGAACTTGCTCGACACCATTGCGCTGACTGAACGCGCTGACATGCCCGATATCGTGCGCGCGAAGCTGCACAAAATCACCGGCTATGTCCTGCGTGATGCGAATCAACTGCCCGAGGCGCTGGCGCACCTGCAACGTGCGATCCAGTTAGAACGCACAATCGGTGTGAAAAAGGATATCGAGCAGTTAGAGCGCCAGCTCAGGCCAAAACCCGAACCGGCACCGAAAACCAAAACGACTAAACCGCGCACGCGCAAACCTGCCGCCAAACCGGCGGCACGGCGCGGGCGTCCACCAAAGGCGGCAAAAGCCGCAGGTTAACCGAGCGCTCCCCGAGCCGGGCGGCACGCCGGTCAAAGAGGGTATCAATTGCCCTGACTGCGACCGGCGTCCACCGCCCACCTATTACCCGAGGTTGTCATGACGACGCTGATTATTGAGCAAAACAAAGAGCCGCAGGATGTGCCGGGCGTGGTGATACCGCCGCCGGGTGTGAGCGAGCCGGTAATCAAAAACACCCCGTTTTTTCCTGATGTTGATCCGAAGCGGGTGCGTGAGGAAATGCGTTTAGAGCAGACCGTTTCCCCTGTGCGCCTGCGCCGGGCAATTAAGACCGCCATCGCAGAGACGAACGCGGAGCTGGGCGAATGGCGCGAGCGTCAGCTCGATGCAGGGTACGCCACGCTGGCGGATGTCCCGACCGACAGGCTCGACGGCGAAAGTGTGCGTGTTTTCCACTACTTCAACGCCGTGTGTGCAATGACGACCGCCACGCTTTACGAGCGTTTTCGCGGCGTGGATGCGACCGCCAGAGGTGACAAAAAGGCCGACAGCATCGACAGCACTATCGATGAAATGTGGCGGGATATGCGCTGGTCTGTGGCGCGCATCCAGGACAAAGCGCGCTGCATTGTGGGGCAAATCTGATGAAAGCGTATGCGCTACAGGGCGACACCCTCGACGCGATTTGTGTGCGGTACTACGGGCGCACCGAGGGCGTTGTCGAAACCGTCTTAGAAGCGAATCCCGGTCTGTCTGAGCTCGGCGTCATCCTGCCGCACGGCACGGCAATTGAACTGCCCGAGACCGACAGCGCGGCCAGAACCGAAACGGTGAATCTATGGGACTGAGTATGGAGAAAATCACCACGTTTATCGCCTACTGGCTGGCCGTCGCGCTGGCGTACCTCGGCGCAATATCGCCCGAAAAGATGGCGCTTTACGTGGGCGGCGGATGCGCCATTTTTACCGCGCTTACGAATTACTGGTTTAAGCGCAAAACGTACCTCTATCTGACGTCACTCGGACTCGACAAGGGGGCTATTCGTGAAATCAATCGTTAAACGTTGCAGTGTGGCCGCAGTGCTGGCGCTGGCGGCGCTGATGCCTGACTTTCGTCTGCTTAACACCTCGCCCGAGGGGCTGGCGCTGATTGCCGACCTCGAAGGTTGTCGCCTGACGCCTTACCAGTGCAGCGCGGGAGTGTGGACGTCAGGCATCGGCCACACTGCCGGTGTCGTCCCGAAAGGGGAAATCACAGAACGTCAGGCGGCGGCGAACCTCGTCGCGGATGTGATGAACGTCGAGAGGCGTCTCGCAGTCTGCGTGCCGGTAGAAATGCCGCAGCACATTTACGACGCGCTGGTCAGCTTCTCATTCAACGTGGGAACCGGCGCGGCCTGCCGGTCGACGCTGGTGTCGTATATCAAGCGACACCAATGGTGGCAGGCGTGCGACCAGCTCACCCGCTGGGTTTATGTGAATGGCTCAATCAATAAAGGGCTGGAAAATCGCCGCGCGCGTGAGCGTGCTTATTGTCTGAAAGGAGTTTCTCAATGAAAAAGTTTTTACGTTCACTGATTTTAGATGCCCTGCTGGCTGTATTCCTGCTATGGGGGCTGGCTTCGCCGCAAAGTGCAGCACTTAATTTTGTTGCAGCGTGGGCGCTGTTTGGCTGTGTTGTCTGTATTGCGGCGAGCCTTGCCGGTGTAGCTGTTTTTGACCACTGGCTACGAAATGCGGGGAAAGGTATTCCGGTAAAACCCGAGGTTATGAAAATCTTCCGCGCTGTTTTCTGTAACAAGCCCTCAAAGGCGCGTCGCGCATGGTCTCTTATTATTTTTGTCGTAACCATTGGGTGTCTGCTCGGTGCTGGCTGGATCTTTACCGCGCTGCTTTACCTGATTTGCGTCCTGACCTTTACGGGGGTGCGCACCTCATACCGTCAGCGCATTGAGGAGGCGGGGCTGTGTCCAGATACATTGTGATGTTGATTGCCGCAGGTCTGGCGCTGGCGGCTGTGCTCTGGTTAAGGCATGAGAACGGTAATCTACGGCGCTCTTTTGACCGGGCAAATAAGGTCGCGACCGAACAGAAAAACGTGATCGGGATGCTGAAAAATCAGCTTAACGTTTCGCAGGGAATCGCCAGGCGAAATGAAACCGCGCAGGTCAGTTTACGTGGTGAGCTGATTGCTGCCGGTGCGATGGCCGTGCGCCGGGAAGAAACCATTACGAGGCTGATGAATGAAAATGAAACGTTACGCCGCTGGTACAGCGCTGAGCTGCCTGATGTTGTGCGCAGGATGCACACCCGCGCCGGTTGCGCCTCCGCCGGTCATTGTTTACAGCGCCTGCCCGAAAGTGAGCTGGTGCCCGATGCCGGAAAGCGACCCGGCCACTAATGGCGACCTGAGTGCAGATATTCGCAGGCTTGAGAACGCGCTCGCCGCCTGCGCGTTACAGATTGAAACCGTCAAAGACTGTCAGGATAAACTCGATGAAGAAAGCAATCAGCCTGCGAAAAGCGCTAACTGACGCCGTCCCGCAGCTTAAAACCAATCCCGAGATGATGCGCATTTTTGCCGACGAGGGGAATATCGATGCACGGCTCGCGGCCTCCCTGTCCCACGAGAAAATTTACACCCTGAATGTCATCGTGTGTGATTTTGTGGGCGACCCTGATTCGATTTTCGTGCCGGTGGCCGCGTGGCTCAGGGAAAACCAGCCGGATATCTGCACGCTCGATGGGGGGCGTAAAAAGGGCTACCGTTTCGAGATGGATTTAAACGACGGGGATACGGTTGATATCAGCATCAGCCTCCAGCTCACCGAGCGCACCCTCATCAAGGAGGAAAACGGCGCACTGCATGTGAGTTATGCCCCGGAACCGCCACCGCCTGAACCCGTCACGCGTCCGAAAGAGCTCTATATCAACGGCGAACTGGTGAGCAAGTGGGATGAGTGAATTTAAGCCCTTTGATAACCAGCTCGCCGGGCTGCTTGCTGCCCTGTCACCCGCAGGGCGTCGGAAGCTTGCCGGTGAGGTTGCGAAGCAACTCAGAACGGCGCAACAGCAACGTATCAAACAGCAAAAAGCCCCGGATGGCTCACCGTATCAGGCGCGAAAGCGCCAGCCGCTGAGAGCCAAAAAAGGTCGAATTAAACGGGCAATGTTTCAGAAGCTCCGCACTAACCGGTACATGAAAGCCGGTGGCCGTGAAAACGGTGCTGTGGTGGAATTTACCGGAAAAGTGCAGCGTATCGCGCGTGTCCATCAGTACGGACTCAAAGACCGGCCAAACGCACACGCTCAGGATGTGCAGTACGCAGAGCGCCAGCTACTCGGATTTAGCCAGGCGGATAAACAGCTCGTCGAAACGCTGACTATCAAACATCTTAGCCGCTGATTGTTGTCCCATCCCTCATAAAACCCGCCTTAATTGCCGCTGGCCTTGCCCGGCGGCATCCTTCCCGTATGAATAATTTAAATTCTCTACAGGAAATCGCACGCGCGATCCGCAACCTCATCCGCACCGGCATCGTGACCGACGTCGACCTCGACGAGGGGCTGTGTCGTGTCCAGACCGGCGGCATGCAAACCACCTGGCTTAACTGGCTCACCTGTCGCGCCGGTCGCTCTCGCGTGTGGTGGGCTCCATCCGTTGGCGAGCAGGTGTTATTGCTGGCCATCGGCGGTGAACTCGATACGGCCTTTGTGCTGCCGGGCATTTTCTCAGATGACAATCCCGCGCCGTCAGCCTCACCCGATGCGCTTCACGTTACCTTCCCTGATGGCGCGGTCATTGAGTACGAACCCGAAAGCGGCGCGCTTACCGTGACTGGCATCAAAACCGCCAACGTCACCGCGTCGGATTCCATTACGACCACCGTGCCGGTGGTGCTGGTGAAAGCCTCGACCCGCATCACGCTCGATACGCCCGAGGTGGTGTGTACCAACAAACTGACGACCGGCACGCTCGAAGTGCAGAAAGGCGGGACGATGTCCGGGAATATCGAGCATACCGGCGGGTCACTGTCGTCAAATGGGAAGGTGCTGCACCTCCATAAACACCCGGGCGACAGTGGCGGGACAACGGGGGCACCGATATGACAGTGCGTTATCTGGGAATGAACAGCCAGACCGGCCTCAGTATCACTGAGGTTGAGCATATCAGGCAAAGCGTGCGTGACATTCTCGTCACGCCGGTTGGCTCGCGCGTCATGCGCCGTGAATACGGCTCGCTTCTGTCGGCACTGATTGACCAGCCGCAGACACCGGCACTGCGATTGCAGATTATGGCCGCGTGCTATTCCGCGATCCAGAAGTGGGAGCCGCGCGTCAGGCTGACCACCATCACCTTTGAGCGGTCGGAGACCGACGGTGGGCTGTATGTCGATATCACCGGCACGCGCTCGGCTAACGGCCAGCCCTTTTCCCTCACCATTCCACTGAGTTAAACGCTATGGCAATTGTTGACCTTAACCAGCTCGCCGCGCCTGATGTCGTGGAAGTGCTGGACTATGAGACCATCCTCGCAGAGCGAAAGGCGACGCTCGTCTCGTTATACCCGGAGGAACAACAGGAGGCAGTTGCGCGCACGCTGACGCTCGAATCAGAGCCGATTGTTAAGCTGCTGGAAGAAAACGCCTACCGGGAAGTTATCTGGCGACAGCGCGTCAACGAGGCCGCGCGTGCGGTCATGCTGGCTTACGCTGCCGGAAGCGATCTCGACCAGATTGGGGCTAATTCCAGTGTCCCGCGACTCGTCATCACCCCGCCAGACGACACGACATTTCCGCCCACACCAGCGGTGATGGAGTCTGACACCGACTACCGTCTGCGCATTCAGCAAGCGCCTGAGGGGCTGAGTACCGCAGGCTCAACCGGCGCATATCAGTTTCATGGCCGCAGTGCCGACGGGCGTGTCGCGGATATTTCCGTCATCAGTCCTGAGCCTGCGTGTGTGACCGTGTCCGTGCTGTCGCGTGAAAATAACGGCGTGGCCTCTGACGAGCTGCTCGCCATCGTGCGTGATGCGCTGAACGACGAGGACGTCAGGCCAGTGGGCGACCGCGTGACCGTGCAGTCAGCGAAAATCGTCGACTACAAAATCACCGCATCGCTTTACCTTTACCCCGGCCCCGAAAGTGAGCCGGTGCTCAGTGCGGCAAGAGCAAAGTTACAGGCGTATATCACCGCTCAGCACCGCCTCGGGCGTGACATCCGTAAATCGGCCATCTATGCGGCGCTCCACGTCGAGGGCGTGCAGCGTGTCGAGCTGGCCGCGCCGGTGGCTGACATCGTTCTCGATGACACGCAGGCGTCATGGTGCAGCGAGTACAGCGTCACCATAGGGGGCAATGATGAATGACACCCGACTGTTACCGGTTGGCTCCTCGGCGCTTGAGGTGGCGGCGGCGCGCGCCTGCGCTGAAATCGAAAATACCCCCGTCCCCCTGCGCCGACTGTGGAGCCCGGACGACTGCCCGGCAAACCTCCTGCCGTGGCTGGCGTGGGCGTTTTCCGTTGACCGCTGGGATGAGAACTGGCCGGAGGCCACCAAACGGGATGTGATCCGCAGCGCCTGGTATATCCACGCACACAAAGGAACGATTGGGGCAGTGCGCCGCGTGGTGGAGCCGCTCGGCTACCTGATAAACGTGTCTGAGTGGTGGCAGACAAACGACCCGCCCGGCACGTTTCGCCTCGATATCGGTGTGTTAGAGACCGGCATCACCGAAGAAATGTATTACGAAATGGAGCGGCTTATTGCCGATGCAAAGCCAGCCAGCCGCCATCTTATCGGACTCAATATTATTCAGGACATTCCCGGCTATCTGTACACCGGCGCCCTGAGCTATGACGGCGACATCATCACGGTTTACCCCGGATAAGTGAGAGCACAATGACAGTGAAATATAAAACGGTCATCACCAAAGCCGGTGCAATCAAGCTGGCCGCAGCGACCGTCCCGAACGGGAAAAAAGTCAATTTTACGGCGATGGCCGTCGGTGACGGCGGCGGTATGCTGCCGGTGCCTGACCCGAACCAGACAAAACTCGTTAAAGAGGTCTGGCGTCATGCGCTGAACAAAATCAGCCAGGACAGGAAAAATAAAAATTATGTCGTGGCGGAGCTTCTCATCCCGCCTGAGACCGGCGGTTTCTGGATGCGCGAACTCGGCCTCTATGACGACACCGGCACGCTGATTGCGGTCGGTAATATGGCTGAAAGCTACAAGCCAGCGCTGGCGGAGGGGTCAGGTCGCGCGCAGACCGTGCGCATGGTTATCATGGTGAGTGACATCGAGTCAGTCGAGCTGACAATCGACACCTCAACGGTGATGGCAACGCAGGACTACGTCGACGACAAGCTCGCTGAGCATGAGCAGTCCCGCCGCCATCCTGACGCCACGCTCACCGCTAAGGGTTTCACTCAGCTAAGTAGTGCGACCGACAGCGTGTCTGAGAGCGTCGCAGCGACGCCTAAAGCGGTTAAGGCAGCATATGACCTTGCGAAAGGGAAATATACGGCTCAGGACGCGACCACGGCGCAAAAGGGTATCGTCCAGCTCAGTAGCGCAACCGACAGCACGTCTGAGGCGCTGGCGGCAACGCCGAAAGCCGTTAAGGCCGCGAATGACAACGCAAACGGGCGCGTGCCGTCAGGGCGCAAGGTAAACGGTCGGGCGCTGTCATCCGATATAAACATTACGGCGCAGGATATTTTCAACGGTCAGACTGTTGGCATTGGCAACGCTGCCGACCTGAACGCCTACACCACGCCGGGGCTGTATTACCAGCCAGCGAACGCGCAGGCACAAACAGGCAGGAACTATCCAGAGGCTAACGCCGGTTCGCTGGAAGTCTATAAGCATGCCGGTATCACGCAGATTTACCGGGTTTACAACAGCTCCCGCTCGTACATTCGCACGCTTTACAGCGGGACGTGGTCAGCCTGGACAAAACAATATGATGCGGCGAACAAACCTACACCGGCTGATATTGGGGCGTTACCAGTAACCGGCGGAACGGTGACGGGAAATCTGTATTCAAAAGGTCAGATATCAGCGGGGGATTCGCGTCTTTTATCTATCTATTCCTCGAACACTTCATCCCTTGCAGGGGCTATTAACCTTTGGGGTAATGTTGACCGACCAACAGTATTAGAATTTAAAGACGCTACTGGATACCACTTTTATTCACAACGTAATGTAAATGGTTCCATATCTTTTAATTTTAATGGTGCAGCAGAAGTCAGAGGCACAATTTCTGCTCATGGTGAAATTGTTTCAAGAGCTGCGAACGGCCTGCGTATCGCCTATGGTAATTTTGGCGCATTCTGGCGAAATGATGGCTCAAGTCTTTATTTGATGTTAACGAACGCTGGTGATTCGCTGGGAAGTTACAACTCACTCCGCCCGTTGTATGTAAATCTCACCACAGGCGCGCTTCAGTCAGGAACGCCGCTGTCGGTATACAACACAATCACTGCGAGCGAAGAAATTACCGCAGGCAAAGGAATGGTTGCGGGTTATAGCGGTCCATTTGCCTGGGCTGAACAGTACAAAGCGAAAGCGCCATTTTTCAATGCGTATTCAACTACCGCCACGAGTGAATACCATCCGGTAATCAAACAACAAGCGACCATTGTGAGTAAAAACTCCTGGGCATTTTCGATGGGGTCTCTGGTTGCTGGTGATGAACTTTCATGGCATCTGCATATGAAAGGCAGTGGCGCACAGGATATTAATTTTAAATGGGACACTAAAGGAAACTTCAACGCGCCGGGACAGGTGAATCCGGGAAGCTATGCCAATTTTGATAACCGCTATTACACCAAAACGCAATCCGATGCGGGATATATGCCTAGAACGGGCGCTTACACCAAAGCGGAGAGTGATGGGCGCTTCCAGCCAAAAGGCAATTACACCCCGGCGGGTCAGGCTTATACCAAAGCGGAGAGTGACGGGCGCTTCCAGCCAAAAGGCAATTACACCCCGGCGGGTCAGGCTTATACCAAAGCGGAGTCGGATGCGCGTTACGGAGTCGGTAAAACGACGACAGGTAATAACAGCGCTTACTACACGCATGGTAATGGTGCTGTGTTTATGCAGTCTGTGAGAAATATCTCGGTCGGCAATAATGCCACTGTAACCGTGACACTGCCTACGTCGTTCCCGAACGGGATACTCGGTATCGGTTCGAGTTATTACGGTGCAGGGGGTAATAACTCCGCATCATTTTATCTCTGTTCGCCTGTCGGGAAAAATCAGGTGAAAATTGAAACCCATAACTGCAACGGAACATTTTATTTAAACGTAACGGGTTACTGATATGCAGAAATATTTCAGCAATACAGATAAAAGCTTTTACCTTGAGGAAACTGTCAGAACCTATGAAGAACAGGGTATTCCCGTTCCGTCAGACCTGATGGCAATATCCGATGCCGAATATGAAACCTTTATGGTTTCACCTGACCGGAAAGCGCCTCAGTACAATGTTGAATCAGAATGCATGGAATGGGTCGACATCGCGCCGCCGACCCGCGAGGAGGCTATCGAAAATGCTGAGTCATTAAAGGCGCAGCTCTTGTCTGTTGCAGCTCAGGCCATAGCACCATTGCAGGATGCGATCGATTTGTCGATGGCGACAGATGAGGAAATGGCGAGCCTGTCGGCGTGGAAGAAATACCGGGTTTTACTTAACCGGGTTGATACCAGTGAGCCTGACGAAATTGAATGGCCTGAATCACCGTTAACAGAGTAATAAAAAACCCGCGTTAAGCGGGTTTAGTCATAGGGGCATTCTTCATAGTCTTTTTCTGTTTCGTCACCGGCAAACAGTCTGAGCCAGCAAAAGCCAAAGAGCCACCATGCAGCCAGACCACCAACAACCCAGAGTAAAATCGTCATTATCGCTTCCTCGTTAATGCCGAAACGATAGCGACAATACCCACTCATTGATAATGGTTATCAGCGATCAATCTACCGTGATTGATCGCTGATAACGATCAATGACGCTTTCCTCACACGGCAACCGGTCACTGCGCGTTGTGCTGTCACTCCCCCAACGGCCTTTCGTTTCTCATGTCCCGCACACAACAGAAAATAGTCGCACCCCTTAACCACGGAGTTAAACGGATGAGCGACTATCATCACGGCGTCGAGGTCATCGAGATTAACGATGGCACGCGTACCATTTCCACCGTTTCGACAGCTATCATCGGCATGGTCTGCACCGCCAATGATGCTGACGATTCAACATTTCCGCTAAATGAGCCGGTGCTGATTACCAGCGTGCAGAACGCTATCGGTAAAGCCGGTAAGCTCGGCACCCTGTCAAAATCCCTGCAAGCCATTGCCGACCAGTGCAAGCCGGTCGTTGTGGTTGTGCGCGTTGCCGAAGGTATTGAAGACCCGGACGACCCGGAAGCGGCGCAGAAAGAAACCATTTCCAACATCATCGGCACGACCGACGAAAACGGCCAATACACCGGACTGAAAGCGCTGCTGACCGCCAAAACCGTCACCGGCGTCAAGCCGCGCATTCTCGGCGTGCCGGGGCTGGATTCTCTGGAAGTGGCGACCGCGCTCGCGGCGACCTGTCAGAGCCTGCGCGCGTTTGGCTATATCAGCGCGTGGGGCTGCAAGACCATTTCCGAAGCTATCGCCTACCGTGAGAATTTCAGCCAGCGTGAGCTGATGGTCATTCACCCTGATTTTCTGGCGTGGGACACCACGGCGAATCAGACCGATATTGCATGGGCGACCGCCCGCGCGCTCGGCCTGCGTGCCAAAATCGACCAGGAAACGGGCTGGCACAAAACGCTGTCTAACGTTGGCGTGAATGGCGTCACCGGCGTCAGTGCCTCGGTCTCGTGGGACTTGCAGGAGAAGGCCACCGACGCGAACCTGTTGAATCAGGCTGGTGTCACGACTTTGATCCGTAACGACGGCTTTAAATTCTGGGGCAACCGTACCTGCTCCGACGATCCGTTATTCCTTTTTGAAAACTACACCCGCACGGCGCAGGTGCTGGCCGACACGATGGCGGAGGCGCACGCCTGGGCGATTGATAAACCCGTCACCGCAACGCTTATCCGCGACATCGTCGCCGGTATCAATGCGAAATTCCGCGAGCTGAAAAACAACGGCTATATCGTTGACGGCTCCTGCTGGTACGACCCGGAGTCAAACAGCGTGGAAACGCTCAAGGTGGGGAAACTGTATATCGATTACGACTACACCCCCGTCCCGCCGCTGGAAAACCTGACCCTGCGCCAGCGCATCACTGATACCTATCTGGCGAACCTGTCAGAGTCGGTCAACAGCTAAGGAGCTCTGAGCATGGCATTACCACGCAAACTGAAATACCTGAACATGTTCAACGATGGCCTGAGCTACATGGGCGTTGTTGAATCCGTCACCCTGCCAAAGCTGACCCGTAAGCTTGAGAAATACCGCGGCGGCGGGATGCCGGGCTCGGTGTCGATTGACCTCGGTCTCGATGACGATGCGCTGTCGTGCGAGTGGACGCTCGGCGGTCTGCCTGACGTCGAGCTGTGGGCGCAGTACGCCTCACCGGGCGCGGACAGCGTACCGTTACGCTTTACCGGCTCATACCAGCGCGATGACACTGGCGCGATTTCTGCCGTTGAGGTGGTCATGCGTGGCCGTCACAAAGAGTACGACGGCGGCGAAAACAAACAGGGCGAAAGCGGCACGACCAAAATCTCGACCGAATGCGCGTACTACCAGCTCACGATTGACGGCAGGGAGGTCATCGAGATTGACGTTATCAACATGGTGCTGAAAGTCGACGGCGTCGACCGTCTGGCAGAGCATCGCAAGGCAATTGGCCTGTAACCCCCTTAACCGGTCAGTCAGGCTGGCCGGTCACTTAACTTTGACGAGAGCAACATCATGGAAAACAACATCGAAACCGGCGTTACAGAAATTGAAGTCACCGAAACCAAAAAGCCACACGTCGTGACCCTCGATAACCCCCTCATGCGCGGTGAGCAAAAAATCGGAGAGGTGACGGTTTCGAAACCTAACGCGGGAACCCTGCGCGGGGTGTCGCTGGCCTCGCTGGCAAACTCTGACGTTGACGCGCTGATTAAGGTGCTGCCGCGTATGACCTACCCGGCACTCACCGAGCATGAAATTGCCCGTCTGGATGCCTCAGACCTGATGCAGTTCGCCGCTGAGGTGATTGGTTTTTTGTCGCCATCTTCGGCTCGCTGACGTTCCCCGCAAAACTTTCGGTCGATGACCTGATGGCGGATATCGCGGTGATTTTTCACTGGCCGCCATCAGAGCTGTATTCCCTTAGCGTGACCGAGCTCCTCACATGGCGCGACAAGGCGCTACAGCGAAGCGGAAACCACTATGAGCAATAACGTCAGAATCGAGGTGCTGCTTAACGCAGTAGACCGGGCAAGCCGACCGCTAAAAGCTATCCAGAACGCCAGCAAATCCCTCGCTGGCGATATCCGCAACTCACAGACGACCCTGCGCGACCTTAACGCGCAGGCGTCCCGAATCGACGGATTCAGGAAAGCGAGCGCACAGCTTGCCGTGACCGGTCAGTCGCTTAACAAAGCGAAACAGGAGGCCGCAGCGCTGGCCGTCCAGTTTAAAAACACGGAAAACCCCACCAAAGCGCAGGCGCGCGCGATGGAGGCGGCAAAAAAATCCGCCGCTGACCTGCAACTCAAATATAACGGGCTCAGGCAGTCGGTACAGCGCCAGCGCACCGAGCTTGCTCAGGCCGGGATTAATACCCGAACGCTGTCGGCTGACGAGCGTCGCCTTAAAACCAGCATCAGCGAGACGACCGCCCAGCTTAACCGGCAACGTGAGGCGCTGGCGCGGGTCAGTCAGCAACAGGCAAAGCTGAGCCGGGTTAAGGAGCGCTATCAGGCCGGAAAGAATATGGCCGGTAGCATGGCGGCGGCTGGCGCGGCGGGTACAGGTATAGCCACGGCTGGCACCATGGCCGGGGTAAAACTGCTGATGCCTGGCTATTCGTTTGCACAGAAAAACTCTGAGCTGCAAGCCGTGCTCGGGGTAGACAAACAGTCGCCCGAAATGGAGGCGTTACGCAAACAGGCCAGACAGCTCGGAGACAATACCGCCGCATCTGCGGACGACGCAGCGAGTGCACAAATCATCATTGCCAAAAGTGGCGGGGATGCTGATGCCATTCAGGCGGCGACGCCGGTCACGCTGAATATGGCATTGTCGAATCAGCGCTCGATGGAGGAAAACGCCGCCCTGCTGACAGGGATGAAATCTGCGTTTCAGCTTTCCAACGACCAGATCGCCCACATTGGCGACGTGCTGTCGATGACGATGAACAAAACCGCCGCCGACTTTGACGGGCTGAGTGATGCGCTGACCTATGCCGCGCCGGTGGCGAAAAATGCCGGGGTCAGTATCGAGCAAACCGCCGCGATGGTCGGTGCGTTGCACGATGCCAAAATTACCGGCTCGATGGCGGGAACGGGTAGCCGTGCAATCCTGAGCCGCCTACAGGCGCCGACCGGTAAAGCCTTTGAGGCCATCAAAGAGCTCGGTGTCAAAACCTCTGACGACAGAGGAAACACGCGCCCGATATTTTCCATCCTGAAGGAAATGCAGCGCAGTTTTGAGAAAAACAATCTCGGTACCAGCCAGCGCGGCGAGTACATGAAAACCATCTTCGGTGAAGAGGCCAGCTCGGCGGCAGCGGTGCTGATGACCGCAGCGTCAACCGGCAAGCTCGACAAACTCACCGCAGCGTTTAAAGCCTCGGACGGTAAAACCGAGGAGCTGGTCAAAATCATGCAGGACAATCTCGGCGGCGACTTTAAAGAGTTTCAGTCTGCTTATGAGGCCGTGGGAACTGACCTGTTTGACCAGCAAAACGACGCTCTGCGTAAACTGACGCAGACGGCCACGCGATATGTTTTGAAACTCGATGGCTGGATCACCCGCAATAAATCACTGGCGACCACTATCGGTGTTGTAGCCGGTGGCGCACTGGCGCTGATTGGTGTGATTGGCGGGATTGGCCTGATTGCGTGGCCGGTGGTGATGGGGATTAACGCCATTATCGCCGCCGCAGGTCTGCTGGGAACGGTCTTTACCGTTGCCGGTGGCGCAATAGTGACTGCTGTCGGTGCAATCAGTCTGCCGGTGGTCGCGGTCGCCGGTGCGGTGGTGGCCGGGGCGCTCCTGATTCGTAAATACTGGGAGCCCATCAGCGCATTCTTTTCGGGCGTGGTGGAGGGGCTTAAAGCGGCATTTGCGCCGGTGGCGGAAATCTTCTCGCCGCTGACGCCGGTGTTTGATTCCATCATCGAGAAATTGCGCGGGGTCTGGCAGTGGTTCACTGACCTGATAGCACCGGTCAAGGCAACGCAGGAAACGCTGGACCGCTGCAAAAATGTCGGCGTGGCATTTGGCAAAGCGCTGGCCGATGCGTTAACGGCTCCCCTGAACGTCTTTAACAGCCTGAGCGGCAAAGTCGGCTGGCTACTGGAAAAGCTCGGGGTTATCAAAAAAGAGTCGGACGGCCTCGACCAGACTGCCGCTAAAGCCAGTGCCGCAGCCGGTACGCAAAACGGGTCTTATATTCCGCAGACGTCCGTTTATGGCGGTTATCAGATGTACCAGCCAGTGACGGCGCCTGCTGGCCGGTCCTATGTCGACCAGAGCAAGCGTGAATACAACATTACTCTGTCGGGTGGCGTTGCGCCGGGAACTGACCTCGACCGGCAGCTCCGGGAAGCAGTCGAAAAACTCGACCGGGAAGAAAGAGCACGCCAGCGCTCAAGTATGCGCCATGACGGATGAGGGCTAAAACATGTTAATGGTACTGGGTTTATTTGTGTTTGAACGCCGCACGCTGCCGCATCAGTCCATGCAATATTCGAAGGATTACCGATGGGCGTCAAATGACCGCATCGGTAAACCCCCTGCTTATCAGTATCTCGGCGAGGGGGAAACCTCGCGCACGCTCTCGGGCGTGCTGTACCCCGAAATCACCGGCGGACGCCTGTCGCTGACGGCCATCGAACTGATGGCCGACGAGGGCAGAGCGTGGCCGCTGATTGACGGGACGGGCATGATCCACGGTATGTATGTCATCGAAAAAGTGACCCACACGCACACCGAATTATTCAGCGACGGCGCGGCCAGAAAAATTGAGTTTAGCCTCTCGCTGAAACGGGTCGATGACTCGCTCGCGGCCATTTATGGCGACCTGAAAACGCAGGCCGACAATCTGGTGACATCTGCCGGTAACTGGATTGGAGGGCTGGCGGGATGATTACGGGTCTGAATGTTCAAGCCGGGGCGCAGATTGCTCCGGCGTTTATGCTCACGCTTGATGGCGATGATATCACGCAGAATTTCAGCGACCGGCTAATCAGTCTGACCATGACGGACAATCGCGGATTCGAGGCTGACCA